GTGCTTGATTGATGAGCACACTTTTTGACCCAGTCACGGATACAGTCTCACCGTTGACTTTGTAGCTATCTGAAAGAGACTGACTCAAGACGAGTTTTTCGTTGGGAACTTCTCCGGAGAGCAACTCATTAGCTCTTTCCCTTGCCAGGTGTTTGGGTGGATCTGTGTCCCCGGAGGTCAGGATAACGTCTAAAAGTTCTTTACAAACTTCTCTCATGTGAGGGGTATTATCCCGTCTAACAAGTTGTAGACCTTTCACGTCAACGTAATCCATGTTCATGTTCCCATCCTTACCCTTTGTCCAAAGCTTCGCGGCGTAACGCTTCTTGGAATACAAAAAGTAAGGCCAGTAAACCTTTTCAAGCTCCAGGTTATTAGGCTTTTTGAAGAGGGCCGAACACTCTTCCGCGGCTCTTTCACCGACTTCCCAACTATACTCGATGGCCTCCACTCCCTTACGATCACCGACGTCAAACTCCACCATCACAGAATCGGTATCTCCATACCTGACTTTTGCTCCGGGGAAGTTCTTTTCCACATACGTCTTGGTCTCTTCAATCATCGCTCGACCACGACACGTGGTAGTTGAAGCGATGGGCACACAAGGTAGAATACCCTTCCCCGCCCCTGTAAAACCATACACAGAGTTCATGGATATCTTGTAAGCTAACTGCTTTCCGTTGTAGACTTCCTTCATATATCCAGTTGCAGCTGCCATATCCTTTTTTGCCTTCTTGCGAAATTGTTTCAGTTCTGTTAGAATAGCGGGTAGCAGGCTTGGAACATCCTGTGCAAACTTGTATGTCTTGTCTCCAATCTTGAAAGTCTCATACGTGATTCCTTCGATGTTTCCATACCTCCTCTCATCCATGACATATGTGGAGTAGCACAAATTATGAGCTGTCATGATTGATGGGTATAGTGCTTCGAAATCCAAGGCAGTAATAGGTGTGTAATATGCCCCCTTTTGAGCTTCTAAAACCGTAGCTCCCTCGTATTGCTCCTCTGGGAGAGATCCATACTTAATTGTGGGAACCATATAGCCCAACTCTCGAGCTTTTTTGGACAATTGACTAAACACCTTGATTTGCTGACCTCTCTCAACCAGAAATGACATGGGAACCCACGTAGCTTTAGCCATCTCAACCAAGTTTAGCAGAATGCACATCTTCTTCATAAGTTTGTGAGGTAAGAGGGTATCCTTGATACAGTAGTCAGCGACTTCACCCAACTTGACGGGATCTTCTTCGAGGAAGCGGGCGAACATTTCCTTTGGGGGCATGTCAATCTTCTGATCACCGAGATACAACTTCGAGACATTGTTCAGACTATACGAGTCTAGCTTGTATCCCTTTTTGACTTCGTGGAAAAGATCAAAGATGAATCGCCCAGGCATAGGAAGTAGTTTGAGGAAGTTGTCCCCTAGAGCGCTGGAGCTCAACTTCTTCTGAACCATGTGGGACTCTGTGTTTTTCAACTTTCCCAACTGGTAAAACTCGAGGCCACACCCGTTCATGGCTGCCCGACGGTAGATGTATTCAAGATCAAATCCAAAAATGTTCCACCCAGTCATGATATCGATATCCTTTTTCTGGACGTAGTCTTTGAAGGCGAGTAGAAGTTCCCTCTCCGTTTTGAAACTCACCACATCTTCACCAGTTGTGTTTTTATAACACAAACAGGTTTTCTCGTATGGTTCATCAGTTCCAAATTTACAGAGTGAAATGGCTATTTGAAAACAGGCATCGTCCTTGACGTTGGGATCTGGAAATTTACCTGTGGAGCTGTTACACTCGATATCAAAGGACGCCACGACAAACGGTGCGATGTCGTCACGGTTGACAGGCTTCAGATCGCTCCACTCGTTACACCACAGATCGATATCTACGTTCGCGAGGTGAGATCTAACACACTTTGTTCCAGTATCCAACCACCCAGTGGACTGAATACCAGTTCTGTGCATGAGCCTCAGGACGGGATCTATATTTGATTCATATACATGATAAGGTTTGAAGTCACTGTTATACATGAACACAGAATTGACTTTACGTCTCGCCTCCAGGTTCTTAAACGTCAGGTGCATGAAGAAAAATTCTTCATTATTTTGAAAACCCCAGACATCTTTTTGCTTTGTTAAGGAATAACCAGTGAGACAATCCTTCTTCATCGAGTTTATCCTGTCATATAAAATTTCAACATCACCCTTCTCTGTTCCACGTGGCAACTTTACAAAGAAATACGGCTTGAAGCCAGTTGTCACGCATACAGATTTTCCATCTTCAGTTTTACCAAAGATGCTGATGAGATGTTCGTCGTCATCGTCTCTGGCCTCCCAGGTTAAAGCTTGAAATACCACCATACGTATACATGTACCCAAAATTTTAATATCATTTATTAATAAATGTCTGCCGCTTTAATAGAACTCGTGTCTGTAGGTGCCCAGGACGTCTACATCACCGGTCAACCTGAAGTAAGCTTTTTCCGTCAAAACTACAAACGATACACCAACTTCGCCATGAAGCCCGAGCGCATGGACTACATCGGCACGTTTGGTTCCGGTAACGAGGTTATCATTCCCGTCCGTTCCAAGGGTGATCTTCTCAGCTATGTCTGGATTGAGGCCGATAACATCGCCGCCACCCAAAACAACGACAATGGTTTCTTTAAAAGAGAAGCCACAGACCTCACGGAGTTTTCCCTTTGGATCGGTGGTCAGATGGTGACCACCATGGATTCTTTGTTCATCCAGGGTGTTCACAACCCTCTCATGAGGGATTCGGCCGCCAAGGCTTCCTTCTGTGTGAGCCTCAACCACAGGAAGGAAAACCACGGTGGTAACTACTACATGCTCCCCTTCTTCTTCGGTGAGGACTGGTCGAAGGCTCTTCCCCTCCTCGCTCTCCAATATCACGACGTTGAGATTCGCATCAAGTGCCGCGATGGGTTCTCCCCCTCGACCACCCCCAAGGTGTTCGGTAATTACGTGTATCTCGACACGGATGAACGTAAGTTCTTCACTGACAGGGAACATGAGATGCTCATCACTCAGGTTCAGAACCAGCGCTTCTCTAAGACTGACAAGGATGTCGACATCACCTACTTCAACCACCCTGTGAAGTCCCTCCACGTCGTTTCTGGTAACGCGAACGACACCCCTTGGAACCACGTCACCGGTGGTTTCAAGTTCGGGACATCTTCCTTATACATCAACGGTGTTGCTCTCTTCGAGGACACCACGGACGTGTATCACCACGATGTCGTCGCCGAGATGCACACCACTGACCTCCCCGATAACATTCTCGATGATCTCGCGACCTTCTCCTGGCCGTTCTGTCTCACCATGTCCAAGATGCAGCCCACAGGCAGCCTCAACTTTTCGCGAATCGATAACGCCAAGATGACGTTCAGCGCTCCCGAGAACGGTAACCATCATCACCGCGTATACGCTGTCAACTATAACATCCTTCGTATCAAGAATGGTATGGGTGGTGTAGCGTTCGGTAACTAAATTAGTTCCACTGATTAATCAGTGTTTTGGTTTTTTCAAACATACGTTTATTGTGAAACGTTTTATCTTTCAACTCATCCCAGATTGTGAGACGATGTTCCAAGAACTTCTTGAACTTAATCGGGTCACATTCAGATTTATAACGAACTTTTTCACCTTGGAGCGCCTTTTCGACAGCGGCCTTCCTACTCTCGGCGTATTTGGCTTCACGTTCGGCGAATGAAAGTCTTGTCGTTGTTTCGGTGTTCTTCTTGGAGTTCATTTACTAGCTAAGTGTGTATATTCTTTATAAGTGTTTGGCGAAGAGATGACGTAAGAGTTGCTCGGGTATCCTGTAACGGTCGAGTGTGTTTGTGGTGTCCGCCTCTCCACCGGCATAAATTTGACCGGGGGTTGTGATGCCGATTCTATGTCTGTGTTGCCTGTTCGGACACGTGCAGGGATGATTCTCCAAATCATCACGGTTCGTCCATATACGAGTAGGTTTCTTGTAATCAAATCCAAAGCGGCAGTAGTCAAAGCGCACCGATGTGAGCTCTTTCATACACGGTAAGTTTTTCATGGCAGAGTTCCATGGATTTTCGATATACCACTCTGTCGGATTGAAGTACTCTATAATCTCCAAAACCTTTTCAACATATTTACTATTCTCCTGACGAGCCTGATTGAGTTCCTCCATCGACTTGAATTTACGAGTCGGCCCAACGTTGGTGGTCTGAAGTTGGGAATATATCTTACATTCTGGGGATGCCCAAATAAGGTCGAAGTGTCCTGGAGGATACTGTTTGTAATCAAATTCGAGAATGTCACACAGGTGAGTAGGATTAAACTTTCGGAGTATATCTAAACTCACAATTTCATGTCCCCCTGGCTCGAGGACTTTGGATACACTTCCGGTGCCTTTGAAAAGTTCCAAGACACGCATGTTAAAATAACAAGTGTTTATATTTTTTTGGATTTAACGCTAAATCCAAATTTTTATTTTAACAGCTCAAAGTACAATGCACGTCGTGTTACAACCGAGCCCATCGGTGTCTCATAAACTCAGGGTGACCCTACCAAATAAAAGATCTATTGACTTTGGTTCTGTGGGTGTTAAGCATTATCCAGACCATGGCAATCCGAGAATCATGCGTGCACAACTCCTTAAGAAGGGGGCGATTATTCCAAAGGAGCTGCGAATTGAGACGGATCCGGGTGAGATACACAGAGGAATGTTACGAGTTAAGGAAAGTTCTATGGAGGATTGGGAAGATTTCTTCCGGGCAGATTATTGGGAAAGGTGGCTGTTATATACTCACACAACTGTTACTAAAGCTAAATTATCAATGGTCATGAGTCATGGTATACTGTTCATGCCAACACCCGAAGATTTATGGTCTTGCAAAAATGAATTTATTGACCTGTAGATCCGAAGCCACCAGAGCCACGTTCAGTGTCTTCCACGATACTAATTTCTTCAATGGGAGGTGTCTCACAACGTTCGAGAACGAGCTGAGCGATCCGATCACCCTTCTTGATTTCAAAGTCGTTCATTCCATGGTTGAATAGGACGACTTTAATTTCACCGGTGTAATCTGGGTCAATAACTCCTGCACCCACGTTGATGCAGTGTTTGACTGCGAGGCCGGAGCGGGGAGCCACGCGACCATATACCCCTGGGGGGAGAACGACGGTGATACCGGTTCCTACTAGAGCTCGCCCCGCTTGATTCGGAACGACCGCATCTTCGGAGCTATATAGATCATATCCCACAGCACCATCAGAACCACGAGTAGGAACAACAGCATCAAAGGTGAGTTTCTTTACTTTGAGAGACATCTATATAGTAGTGTGATCATTCCCTTAAGCAGATTGATGAACACCTCGGAGATATTCCCTTCCTCTTACGTTCTTTATATACTAACCGCAAACAGTAATACGGTAAAGTGTGTAATAATATACCCACCCCCACAACATACATCCACATCTTATATTTACTTGATATACTTTTTCTTGTCCTCGTCGGAGAGCTCTCTCCACATTTCACCTAATTTCCTACCAACTTCACCAAAAGTGAGTTTGGGGTTCTCTTTGACAACCTTGGGGCGCATTTCCTTACAGAATTTCATATACGGCCCAGGTTCACGCTTCTTTTTAACAGTTTTAGATTCGTCACTACCACCCCCTCTAAGCCTGAGCACAAGGTGCAATGTAGACTCTTTCTGAATATTATAATCAGACAGTGTGCGACCATCCTCCAGCTGTTTACCGGCAAAAATGAGTCTTTGTTGATCGGGTGGAATACCCTCCTTATCTTGAATCTTAGCTTTGATGTTATCGATCGTGTCGGAAGACTCAACCTCAAGTGTGATAGTTTTCCCAGTGAGAGTTTTGACGAATATCTGCATACTATTTGTACATTACATTTAATTCTTTAATCCAGGGTTTTTCCGAGAAAATGTGAGTGCACAAATTCCATAACTGAACAGTGTGATGAACACCTGTCCACCTATGACATGGATCCTCGTCAAGATGTGGTCATGTTTGAAATAGATGTTCATGATGAACAACATCATTGTCTCAAAATACACACGAAGTATGATGTTAGTCAACCTGTACATGAAATCAAAGAAGTTTGTAAGTGATTTGTTATTCTTAGTGAGGCGTCTGAGAAGGAGCATCGAGGTGTCAATCTCTATGAGTCCCGAAAGAGCTGTGAATCCAGCATCCTGTGGCCTCATCAGGGGGTGCATCAGAAGGGTGACGGCAACCGCATGGTGAAGCATGATCAACCCTCTCATCGAAGGAACGATTTTTGGTTGAACATGTAACCATAACATGTCGTACAACATATGAAAGATGAGAGCGTGTGTCAGGAATAGTGGATACAATGTATAACCATAAAATACCTCAGCGATGCATAGCATGGAATATGGAACTAGAAATGATACGGTGACCACGTCATGAAGGAGGATGGCATTCATGATGTGCTTTACACACTTCATTTCTTTATATCAGACTTGCCGGGAATCGAACCCGGAATGTTGGATTAGAAGTCCAAAGTGATATCCGTTTCACTACAAGCCCATGGATGCTGGGAGCGGGGTTCGAACCCGCGAGGCT